CATAAGTTACAAAGATAAGATGGGACGTGAGCGCACGTTCATGGGAGAGATGGCTCGTTCCATGACTGGTGTAACTCCGTTAGAGTTTGATCCAAAGAAAGGTCTAGAGTACGGCGGCTTTCGCATGCAACGGGCCCAAACGGATTCAAAAAGAATGTTTAACAGGGTCGTTGATGACGAGAATGGAGATGCAGGAACATTATACCGAGGGTTTTTAAACGCCAATGAAGCTAAGTTAAGAGTTGATAAAGAGTATTATCAAATGGTTGAAGACCTAAGATCGATGAAGATGTCAGACTCAGAGATCCGTAAAATATTTAAACAAGAAGGTATCGGTGGCATCAAAGGCATAATGCGTGGAGAGTTTGAACCATTCAAAGTGTCAGACAAAAACAGAAAAGACATGAAGAAGGCTGGCATATATGATCAGTATCCACGGGCTCAAATTAATCAGTTAAGAAAACAGATGAGAGGTATACCTTTGGCTCCAGACGATGGACCAAGTCAAGCAAGAAATCCAAGGCCCGTTCCTGTAAAACCGTCTACTACAATATTTGGAGATCCGTCTTCATCGTTGTCTCCTCCGGCACCGAGTGTGCCTACAGGACCTAGGCCGGCTCTTGGACCACCAACAACTACAATGTTTGGGGACTCATCGTTAATTGGAGGAGACCCTGCTACTCAGGAGATAGCGAATCGTTTGGGTAGAGGTTAGAACTCTTCGACTTCTACCTTAACTCCAACGCCACCAAACAACTGAACTAGATCGTTGGCATCCTCCTCGACCTCGGCTAGGATCTCGTCATCAATCATGCTGGCTAGTCTCAGGGATGTATTAACTAACTGCATCAGGGCGGCAAGCTGCATGGGGTGCATCTGATCTATGCCTAAACTTTTAAACTTCTTGATCTTCATTCAATCTCTCCCCAATTATCCTTGAGTTCTTGATCAATCTTGGAAGGAACCTTTAAAGGTACGCCAGTCTCCATAATCTCTTTGACTTGAGTGGCTTGTTTGTCGCTTCCTATACTGAAGCATAACTCATCATGGACCGTGAGCATAGGAGTAAGTCCAGCGTTATAGCAATCAAGCATTGCTTTCTTAGTCTGATCGGCCGCGGATCCTTGGATCAAACGGTTCAATGCTTTGTATGTAAACGCACGACGTAACTTGCCCATGCCCCCATACTCCTTCTCTGCTTCCTCCAGAGGTAAAGGTTTGTTGTACTCAAAAGACGTAGGCTCCCACATATCAAAGCGACACAGCCTACCTAGGAGCGTCCGTATCTGCCCGTTGTTGCCGGCCCTCTTGCTTGCAATGTCAGCCAACTGTTTAACGAATGGAACCTTCTCTCGATGATCAGAGATGATTGACTTGGCCTCATCCTTTGTGATCGCCATTTGATTCGCCAACTTAGCTACGCCCATGCCATACATGATACCCAGGTTTACAGTCTTGGCTTGCTTGCGTGTGATCCCTGCCAAATCTGCAACGATCTGGTGAAGGTCTACATCGCTAGTGTTGAACTCTTCAACGATGGTTTGAAGCACAGGATCCTGCATGTTGGGTGGCATCGATGCTGCAAAGTGTACCAATAACCTTGGCTCTTGGCTTGAGTAATCAAATGATCCCCACTTGTCTCCATCCTCTGGTATAAACAATCCTCGGATTAACTTCTTGATCTCCTTGTCACGGGCTGGGATCTGCTGAAGGTTGGGGTTGCTTGAAGAAAATCTTCCGGTGACAGTACCCCCTTCATCCCTGCGAGTAGAGTGCAGTTCTGTGTGGATCCGTCCGTTGTGTTCATGCTTCAAGATGCTGTCGATGAATGTACTGTCTGCCTTGTCGAACTCACGAAGCTTAACCAATGACTGGCAAGCCTCATGTGGATGAGAGTTTAGATAAGATTTAGTGAACGACGGGGCTCCAGCCTCGGTCCTTGGATATTCCAACCCAAGCTTATCAAACATCTTGGCTACTGATGCGCCGGCCCATATGTCTACGTCTACGCCTGCACTCTTCTTAATATCCTGACGCAACTCCTTGGAACGTTTCTGAATCAGCTTCTTGTTACGGTCAGCCTTGTCCAAGTCCACACGAACACCGTTGGTTCTCATGTCCAACAGGCAAGGTATCAAACCAGTCTCGAGTTTCCAAATAGACCAGAGGTCCTGCTTCTCTAACTGGATCTTCAGAGCCTGCCATAACTTCAACGTGGCTACAGCATCCTGTTCTGCATAGGCGCCGACATACTTGGGCGGCAACTGCCACATCTCTGCCTTGGGATCGATGCCCCACTCTTGAGCCGCGGCCTTCAGAAGCTTCTCATCCTTGCGTATACCAACGTAGTCCCTTGCCATAGCATCGAGGCCAAAGGACCAACGGTTCTCGTTTACCAAGGCGCCAGTAATCATGGTGTCAACAATACGGCCCTGCACTTCAACGCCNTCGGCTCTCATCCAGCCAGCATCATAGGTTGCGTTGTGCATAATCTTATCAACATTAGGCGTAGCCATCTGTGCCTTGAGCCAACGCATTGTCATAGTGGGGTCTAGGTTGTGTCCGTTCGCATGACGCAAGGGGAAGTACCCTTTGAAATCGCCGGCTGCTACCGCAATACCAATGATATGGCCGTCCTTTCTAGCCCATCCTGGTCCTTGTGTCTTTATGTTAGGGTCCTTTGTTTCAAGGTCTACAGCTATCTGATCATACCCCGTCAAGTCAGGAAACTCAGTAGGTATATTCCAATCAGTGTCAATCAACTCCATCTCCGAACGGATCTGATAGTCTTTGTCTTGGTTGCCAAGATTAAACAGCTTGCCTTGAGTCATTATTTTTTCGCCATCTCTGTTAGTTCTTCTATCGATCTGGTCTCTTCGGAGAACTCTCCACCCAAGCTTGAATACCCTGCCTTGTCCGTCCACGAATCATCATGGTCTATGGTCTCAAGAAGACGAGCCGTCTTTACCCAATCCATCATTAAGACAACGTGTTGCTCTGTCAGGTAGCCATGGCTTATCAGAGCCCCGTTCATTATGACGTTCCATCCATTGGCTATGCGGCTGTGGTTCTCGAACGCATCTCCATAATCCTTGGATCTCTGTCCGTTGACTAAGTCTTTTGCCTTGTCCAAAATTTCATTGCGTTTCAATGTTTCACCTCATTACTATAACCAACAAAAACCATTTCTTTTAATTCAGAATCATACTCGAATTGAGCGGCAGGTAGGTCCTCATCTTTTACGGTGGGGTCGTCCCACATTTTTTTTGCTCGAACTTCATTAAGATCGGTAACACCCATCTCTTTGTATTCCTTGCGCGTAGCTTCTTCCTGCGCGTTCCATTCATCCAACGTTATTTTCTTCATCTTTTTTCCTTCTGGTTAGGCCGTATCTTTGGTCGTAAGCTAATTTGTACGGTCTCTGGTTTCTTATACGAATAGAAAACATGTTGATCTATGCGAACTATTCTGTACAATTTCCGCCGCCATATAGGTCGAACGTTTACAGTGTGGTAGTGATCAGCATCGCTGTAAGGTAGGATGCTAGGGTACTTTAGTATCTCCTCCGCTAAGTTCTTAGATTTGTCCCACGCCTCTTGATCCTTGGTCGGAGGTACGTTGCCCTTCTTAACAAAAGAAAACTGTCGGTCCTCCATGACTACATCACAGAGTGTCGAGGGCCATCGTTTTGATTCTACCCTGTTCACTATAACTTTAGCCACCATAAGTTGAGCTTGAAGAGATTCCCCCCGTGCCTCATGATACAAAGCCAATGCCAGACAAACACTTGCTATCATAATTCATACCTATACTTCTTGTCTGTGTCCAAAATATGCAGTTCTTTTTGCGCGCGTGTGACCCCTACATAGAATGCTCGATGCTCATCATCCGGATACCTTGACTCCATGCATGCCTTGGTTGAAGCTAAGAACACCAAGCACTTATCATCTTCGCCACCCTTCATTGCATGAAAGGTTGATACTTTAATTCTAGGCGGCTCAGTAATNGACTCGCCCCTACGTTCNATAGCTTGTGCATACATCTTGTCATCGCTGCCCAGACGCACAACATCCATGGCATCGCGTGTTCTTTCACACTCTAGCCCGTAATGTTTGTACAGATCATCCATGTTTAGATCGCCTGTTGGGTCCGCTGCATCTAACAGATTGCCGGCTCCACGCTTAACAACCTTGTAGTCCCCCTGCTTTGGCACAACCTCATACATCTTCTTAATTCGATCGACAGAAACCATGTCCCCTGTTTGCAGTTCTCTCCAGGTTTGAATGGCCCTACCTACTTCTGTCTTGATAGAAGGGGTGCCTTTCATAGAGTACAAGTATCCTGACTCTCTCAAGATCTCAGCAAACTCCCTGACAAAACTGTTGGTCCGGCACATGATTGTCCAAGAGCCTTCGTGTATCGGTACACTGTCCATGGTCTGATGGTACTGAACAACACCCTCTTCGGCGGTTGGATAGAACTCTTTCTCAAACCGTGTGTGTATACGCTTTACAATCTGCTGAGACAGATCAAAGACTAGCTTGGGTAGGCGGTAAGATTGTGACAAGATATCTACGTTGTCTGTAACTTGCATGAACCTCTCGACAACCACACCGGTCCACCGGTGGATAGCCTGATCGTCGTCTCCCGAATAGACAACCCTCTCTGCATTCGTTCTCCAATGCAGTACCATTTCCCATTGAAGGGGTGTGAGATCTTGGGCCTCGTCTATCAAGAGCAGTTGCAAACGTGGGGGCTCTATATCTAAAGCCAACTCGATCATGTCAGCAAAGTCTACCTTCTGGTTGTCAGACTTGTAGCTGGTTACCGTTTCGTGAATCTGTTTCATCTTACTGAAGTGCAGGTTGTAATCTTCTGCATCGTTAAACTCTTGCTCTAATGTACACTGACGATACCGTGAACGGTCTATCATCTGAAGATACTTGCTACCGTCACCACCAACCGCGGCAATCAAGATGCCATCGTCCGGAGATGCAGCGTCCGCTCCCTTAAACGACAGNCCCAGAGTTTGCCCCAAGGTTCTCCAGTCTTCCATGGACAACAGGTCGTTGCGTGACAAGCCAAGCGATCTCCACGCCGCTGAGTGCAGGGTTCTAAACCAAGGCAGTTGTTTATGCTCTAGGTTAAACCTCGCACACGCACGGCCCCGTGCTTCCTCTACGGCCTTCTTGGTAAAGGACATGAACCCTATCTCTTCGGGCCTCGTACCTTGAGCCAGTGCATCTTCGACCATCTGCATAAGTGTGTGGGTTTTGCCGCAACCTGGGGGACCCAACAGTAACTGATCAGTCTTCAAAGTGCTTGCCTCTTGGACGTTCCTTCAACCATTCGCGTACCTCTTGCTCAACCCACCGGCTGGCAGAGTTCTTGGCGCCATCATTCTCACCCAAGATAATAGGTTTAGGAAAGTCCCGTTGCTCAACCCACTTGTATATGGTTGACTTATGTACACTAAGCCATTCGCTAAGTTCCGCGATACGCATTAGTTTTTCATCAGAAGGGAATGTCATTATCAATCTCCACTTTTTGTAGTGCTGTTTCATTTTCAAAGGCCGGCACCCACCAGACCCGTATTGATGTACGACTACCATCAGGCTTCCTAATATTTAGATGCCCATGATAATCGAGGCCGTCGTTCATATTTTTTATTTGCTCTTGAACCTCTGCCCTGTTGTAGTCGTTGAAGCTTCTGTTCTTTAGAAACTGCATCAAGCCACTCATTGTAAACTTAGTAAGGTTGTCCTCGGTCCAAGGTTTACCCATAGACACTTCTTCTGGTGCTATCGCCCTGATCCGACTGGTGCAGTAAGTGGTTAGGAGTTCCTTGAACTGACCACTGATCGTAAGTTCTTCGGGGACCTCCATCTTCACAGACTTCTCCATCAAACTGTTGACCATCTGTTGCCAGTCATTGGCCTTCATGTTTGGTGGCATCATGCTTAGTTGTTCCATGCATGACCGCTGCCACAACGTTTGGTTCTGTAGTTGTTCGACGGTAAGCTGTAGCCTTTGTCCGTTAACGTCCATGAAATACATGCGAGGTTCCGACAACATGATTGTCAGGCCACCAACTTCCGGTGCATCAGGCGCGCTACTGCCTATACCAAACGGTCTGGACTTGCAGATAGTCTTGTCACAGTGATCCTTGAGAGGGCAGACTTCGCATTGTAAGAAGTAGTCTTTCTTCATCAAAGACTTTTGCAGATCTACAATCTCTCCCGCCTCTAACGATGGACTGCATAGCATTCGATTGTAATCTTCGTGATGCTTCTTCCAATCATCCGGCCACTTCAACCGGCAATATACACCGACGTTAAACATAAAGATGTTACGGTATTCTGTGACCGCACCTTGGCTTGAGATAACTTCCAAGCAGTAAGGACCATCAGTAAAGTGTGATCGTTCACCACCAAAGGTTAAAGAATCTAGGTCCGAAGCGGACACTTTTGCTTTTGATACAGCCTTATGGAACTGAGCCAAGGTCATCGACTCACCCTTGGTGTCCAATGCGTAGCGTGTTGTGATGTCTCCCCCGAAGTAAGGCATGTTAATAAAGTTGCCAACATCTCCTCGATCGGCAAGGATCTTGTCTTGCTTTGGAAATATCTCGCACCCACTGTAGCCCAGCGCAACTGACATCTCGGTTAGGTATTCTCGGATCAGGGACGCAGGCTCCCAATCCTTTGTAAACAAATACAGATGGGCGCCACCGGACTTGGATCTGCACATGATTAACGGCAGCTTCAACTGATGTACCTTGCTGTTCAAGGCTTTTAAATCCAAGTCGTATGTATCTATATCTAACGCACCGAACTTACACATGTTGTCTTGGTTAATAGGAATAGAGCCCACCCCCATCTTACCTTCGATGTGTTCCTGTATCTTCTCTTCTGTAAGGACGCCACGAACAACACGGCTATCGGACTCGGCTTTACCGTTTCTTCCAACACGACCAACAACAGTTGTCCCGTGAGCCGCGCTCGATCCCTCAAACGTTTCTAATAATTTTTTTGCATCTGACATTATTTGCCCCTTGGAAAAATAAAAAGGGGTAGTTCTTTTCTACAAGAACTACCCCCCGCTTTAATTAAAACGGTATTTCATCTTCCTTGAGGGCATCGCTGTTCTCCGAAGAAGTCTCCTCGGTCATAGCTCTTGCCTCGCCAGTCTCTACACTCGAACGAAACTTCTTAGCTTCATTCCGTAGCACTGGGTTTGCTACCGGACCTACTTTAGATACGGCATAGTTAGCGTAAGGCTGACCAGCCTTGTTCGAATCTTGAACAGAGACTACCTTCCACATTGTGCTGAACAATGACAACACCTGCATCTGTCCTGTCTTAGGATTCTTTGCTTTGTTCATAGCGATCATAGACTTCCATCGCTTTGAAACTTTCATCTGTGAAACCTTCATGTCAATAACAACAGGCATGTAGTCTTCATCTTCAGTAACCAACAGGCAGAAGTAACAGTCAGCAATCTGAAGATGGTTTCCGTTAGGAAGGATCTCAGTGTTACCTTCCCTTCTGCGTTGGGCGATAGCAGGGTCACTTGGATCTAAGTCCTGCACAAACCCACCACGATCAGGAAGCCACTCAGTATATTTAGTGACAACGTAACAAGGAATAACCTTGATGCCATCGTCGCCAGGATACACCTCATTGGTAAGGTTGTTAAAGATATCACCTTCATCCAACCCCTCGATGTACTTTGCTTCCTTCTTCTTTAGTTCCGGAGACATAGCTTGTGCCAAACGAATAAACGGTATGATCATTTCATCGGCGGCAAAGGTTGTACCCTCATCACCATCTGCAAAGATATCATCCATAAAGTCTGTGCTTAACTCTGCATTTTTTTTATTTGCGACTGCGTTACCCATTATGTTTTCCTCCGGATATGTGCTGCGTTGGCTACGAATGCCCCGAACATGTCGAGGTCTACTGGTTTTCCTGCGGTGATGCGTTCCTTGATGAACGCCTTGAGTGTGCTTGGATGGACGTGGGTCTTGGTCGCAGGATCAAAACCTTTCTCTCGCAGGATACCAACGACATCGCCTGCTAGATTGTCCTGTCCCTTACCAAAGGAACAAGTGATGTCATTCTTAATGATGTCATCGAGGTTGTTTTCCCGTAGCCAACCGAACGCCTGTTCTTTATTGGCCGCTGGGATAGATGCATGTACCATCAGCTTACGCTCAACAGTCAGTCCGTCTACATCAATACGCTCCATGCCCATCTCATCCATTAACGATGGGATGTTCTCAACAGAGAGCCTATGCTTCTCTGCTTTGAGAGACTTCAAATGCTGTTCAGCATCCTCCATCTGACTTTCTACTTGTCTTAATTGTTTTACAAGGGTGCTGAGTTGCTTCCCTGTTTGTTCATTGACATCCGCCAAGGCGTGGCTTTCGTCAAACATGTCTTCAAATATATCTGTCATAAGTAATCCCTCTTCAGAGTTGTGGTTGACACACAACTAATGGTGTGTAAGAACTACGATACAGGAGGAAACAGATGACTGTCAACTATAAATTTAAAACAGTACCATATGACCATCAAAAGACTTCCTTAGACGCTGTTGGAGATAGATTGTCCTTCGGCTTCTTTATGGAGATGGGAACTGGTAAATCTAAAGTGCTGATCGATAACCTCGGTCAGTTGTTTACAAAGGGGGAGGTTAACTTCGCCCTGATCATCGCACCAAAGGGTGTGTATAGGAACTGGATAGCCAAAGAAATCCCTCAACACATGTCGGATGACGTGCCGCACCGTGTGATTCGATGGGTGTCTGTTGGAAATAAAAAACAACAGGCTGAAGTCCAGTCAGTCAAGGAACCTTTCTCCGGTCTGACTATCTTTGTCATGAATGTTGAGGCGTTTTCCACAACCAAGGGACAAGCAGCAGGCAAGTGGTTGGCGAAACACCTAGGTCAACACGGTATGATTGCGATCGATGAGTCCACTACAATTAAAAATAGTAAAGCCAAGCGCACAAAGGCCCTGATTAAAATTGCTGAAGGGTTTAA